GTATTTTGAAGAATTTGGAACAATTATGCGTGAGTGTTCATATTTTAATATTAAGTATGATCGTGCATATCCAGCACTATATGCAAAACTTTCTCCAACCTTTAACAATATAAAGGGATATACTACGTCTGGATTTTATGCAGACTCCTATGGTGCAGAGTTCTTAATATTTAATTCAACCGACAAGGCATTAAGTTTAGATGAAACAACTGGAAACTTTTTAAGAATTCAAGGCATAACCTTTACACAAGATACTACCCACGAAATAACTGTTGATGAGTTTTTCAAAAAACGTGGCAATCTATCAGATCCAGAACTTGTTGGAAGTACATTAACCTATTCTCCATTGGTTGAAAAATCAAAGTATGATGAAATTAAACTTAGTAGATTAACCTATGGTAAAAATGAATTTAGTATTGATAGTACATATATACAAACACAAGATGATGCAGAAGAGATGATGAGGTGGATCATAAATAAAGTTATGATTCCTAAAAAATCAATAGGTATAAATATTTTTAGTATTCCAACATTACAACTTGGAGATATTGTAACTGTAAACTATAAAGATTCTGCTGGACTTGATCTTGTTACATCAGAATCATCAAGGTTTGTAATATATAATATAGAGTATTCAAGATCTCTTGAAGGTCCATCTATGGCTATTTATTTGAGTGAGGTGTAATATGGCAGAAGTTGTTCAACAATCACCTTTTATGGGTGGACCAATGGCTGGGACTGTTGTTAATCACATATTTGATGATAATGGCAAGCCAGATCAGCCTTGGACATGGACATTTAAAGGCATGAAAGATACTGCTGGAAATACAATAACAAATCAGCAGTGGGAAAGTCAAAATCTATATAGGGCTGCAGCACCATCAAAGCAAGATACTACACTAGAAAGTAATGTGACAGATTTATCTAAAAGCAGAAACGAAGTAAGCGATGTTAGTCCAATTCCACTTACATCATCTCTTTTACCTGTTTCTAATACAACACCACCACCTCCAACAAAAACTGCTCCAATAGACACAATCTTATTTGACGATACTTCAGTGTCTATAGAAATAATGACTGATCTTGTTTTTGAAGATATTGGTGGTCATGAACTATTAAGTATATCTAGAAACGATATTATTAATGGTCAGCCAGTTTCATACAGTCCAATAAAAAATCTTGGCTTGGTACAACAAAGATATAATCCAAACAACATCCTAGGGCTACAGTCTACATCAGATAAGTACTTTGCTAACTTTGCTATTAAGTTTGATGAAAAGGTTCCACTGCAGGGTAACGGACTTAATGGACTAAATGTGTATATAGAAGAATCAACAGGTGATTTGATTATTGAGACTATTAATATGAATAGTGATGAACAGATAGAGGTTCAAGTAGCGATAAATGGTACAATATATGAAGCGAACTTTGGAGAAATTACATCATGATTACTAATACTGGTAAGAGTATTATTGGAAAATATATGCTTGGTCAGGCCCCCGCCTATGCTTCTTACCTTGCAGTAGGTTGTGGACCACAACCATTACAAACAGAAGATGTTTCAAACGATTTTGCTAATAAGACTAATCTTGATTTTGAAATGTTTAGAGTCCCAATTTCATCTAGAGGTTTTATAAATGAAAACGGTATTGATAAGATAGTCCTAACAGCAGAACTACCAACAGAAGAACGATATGAGATTACAGAGGTGGGGTTGTATTCAGCAGGGTCTAACCCATCTGCTGGGGCATATGATAGTAAGACAGTATTTTCTTTTGCACAAAATGAAACATGGGTTCACCATACTGCTGTATCAGCAGTTGAAATACCAACAATATCAACTCCTTTAGATGATCCAGAAGATGATAATGTAATTGCAACTGACGGAGTGTTTCAAACAAATGCAGACAATTCAATTTTTTATAAAACAAATCGTGTTGAAAGATATGAACGTGCAAGGTTTTTAAATAATACCATTTTAATTCAAGGTGACGATTCTGATTTAAGTTTAGATGGAGGCGGATCTGGTGGAGTTGACCATATAGTTATTGAACCTGGATCAAACCACATACACTTAACTACTCCAAATGTTGATTTTTCTAGAAACTCTCCAACAGATGAACTAAGGTTTGCATTTTCTTTAGTTAATAAAGATGGAGACTCTGTTTCTGTACCAGACACAATTAGAATATTGATTGATTTTGCAGATACTGATATTGCCGAGCCAGCAGTTTATGCAAGATTTGAGATTGATATTGAAAATGGTGTTGATGGGTACGATTTTGAAACAAATAGATATTTTGTAGTAAAGAAACAGTTACAAGAACTATACACAACACAAAACTTTACATGGCAAGCAGTTAATGTTGTCAAGATTTATGCTTGTGTTATTGATTCTGGTGTTAGTGGAGGACCTCTACCATCCTCTGATTACTACATCGCCTTAGATGCGATGAGACTTGAAAATATTGCAACAGTAAATCCACTATATGGATTAACAGGATACTCAATTATTAAAAATAACGATGCATCAACTGTAATTAAGTCTCCTAATACAAATAACTACATTGAATTTAGATTCTCTATCGGAGTAACCTAATGGCTGATGCAAATATAAAAAAATTACGAATTTTAAAATCTTCTCTCCCACCAGTAGATCACGATACTGAAAAATATAATTTGAGGTATAGAGTAATATCTGAAGATAGAAACAGAACATCTCATTGGTCTCCAATATATAATTCTGATGGTTCCAACGTTATTGGAACAAGCGGGGCACTATCAATAACTCAGGAAATAATTACAGCAGTTTGGGGAGATGAAAACAATCACCCATCCTACGATGTATTTGTAAGTTTTGATGGAGATCCATTTTTTTGGCACGGTACATCATCAGTTCATTCATATTCATTTTTAACGGATGGACTAACAACAGTACGAGTAAAGGTCCAGTTAGTGTCATCTAAAAAAGAAATAAAGGCAGCACTGCAAGTCTTTGATTCTGGATCGCAATTTTTGGTATAATCTAATAGGAGGAACAAATGGCAAAAGTACCACTACCTGAAAGAGGTCAACCTCTTGATGTTACGTATATTTATCAGTTAGTAGAGGCAGTAAATGATCTTTCTACCTCTATATCTGATGCAACCTACAACTATACAGATGTTGATATTGTTGGAGCAGAAAAAAAGAGTCTTAAGACTTCAGACACTAAGTTTGTAGGAAAATTTAAGCAGATTGCTAACAATGAAACGGTCACTGCTGGCCAAGAAAAGTCATACTCAATTAGTTACTCTAACTTTAAGTTTCCTCCTATCGTTACAGCATCTGTTGTAAATACAAGCGGAACAATTGCTGGAACGAATACTTCAGTGGTTATCTCATCAATTACAGCATCTCAAGTTGACTTTATTGTAAAGTTTGGGGCTTCAGGAATAGCATCAGTTGGAGTTAATGTGATTGCTATTGGAGTTCCCAATTAATATGACGTGTAAAAGGTGTAATGGAAAAATGTTTGTAGATAGAATACATTCAAACATTGATCATTTAGAGTCATACTGCATAAAGTGTGGTAATAGAAAATTTTATCATCCACCTAGCGAATCTGCGGAGGGAAAATGGTTACTGCAAAAGGAAAAATTCAGAGCGAAGCATATAATAGCGAACCTGTAATTTCTGGCGGTAAAAAAATATGGTTCCTTAATGGAGACTTAGTAAGGCTTCATCACAGTTCTAGATCAACAGGAATGGTAACTGTTTATAATATTAACAAAGATAGACTAGAAACTTGCCTACGTTCTGACTTTAGAAGAAATAGAAAAAGAGCATACACAATTGCAGAGACTGCTAAGTTAGTTAATCGTCATAGAAAGTATATGCCAAGATTAATAAAACGAGGAGTCATTCCTCCACCAGTTGGATCTAGCATTGATGGTAAAACAGGTTTTCAAATAAGAGCGTATTACTCAGAAGATCAGGTTAAAGAGATTTGTGCTATACTTGCAACTATACACATTGGTCAACCAAGAAAAGATAAATTAATAACAAACAACATGACTCCTACAAGCCAAGAGTTGACAAGGCGAATGGGAGACGGTATACTTACATATACGAAGACAGAAGATGGACGATTTATTCCAGTGTGGAGTGAATCTATTTAATTATTGAATGGGTGGATAATGGAAAACGATAATACAAAGGTATCTGTAACACTTGGATATACACTTAATCTAGGAAATTTTCAGTCACTACGCCTTGATTTGGGTATTGTAGATTCAAAGCGTGAAGGCGAAAATGTAGATGAGGCTTTTAGTCGTGTCTATAAGTTTGTAGAAGATAAACTTACAGAGAAGATTCAAGAAGCAAAATCTGAAATCTCAGAGTAATGGCTGATCGCAAAGACCGAATGGCTTTGCTCAGTAGGTTTAACAAGTTTTACTTGCAACGGTATGAGCAAAAGTCTAACATGAATCTAAACGTTGAGCAGTGGGCTGCCGATGCCCTTGTAGAGTCATATGGTATTGCACAGTGTTATGATATTCTTGAATATTACTTTAGCATTGCACAAGAGCCATCTTGGAATTACTTTGCATATAATGCAGAAAAGATTATTAACGGAAAAGCAGAAGTAGAGCAAGATAAAAAAGAACGTGAAGAGCGCAGGAAATTAGCAAAGGAGTGGTTAAGTGAATAACACAGAGGCAAAGTTAATTTCTGCAGTATTACAAGACAAACAAATTCACGTACTACTACAGGCAAACGTTGAGACACTACTAAGAACCCACAACGACGTATGGAATTTTATTCGTTTATATTCTGAAAATAATCAATGCCTACCGCCAGCAGATTTAGTTACAGAAAAGTTTAGAGACTTTGAACCAGTTCCAGGTATTGGAGCAACAAAGCATCATCTAGCAGAATTACAAACAGAATATCTTAACGATAGCCTAAAAGACATCTTGCGTAATGCTGCAGGAGAAGTGCAAAGCGGTAATGGTGGAGAAGCCCTTGAACACCTAATTACAAAAACATCTGAGTTAAAAAAGAATACTTCTGCAATTCGTGACATTGATGCAACAGATCTTGAGTCTGCAGTTGCATACTACGAAATGGTTCAGAAACAAAAAGAAACTGGTCAGATAGGAATTAAAACAAACCTTCCAGGATTTGACAACTATCTTCCATCTGGAATTATGCCAGGGCAACTAGGAGTGTTCCTTGCCTATCCAGGAATTGGTAAGTCGTGGATGGCTTTATACTTTGCAGTTCAAGCATGGAAACAAGGCAAGTCACCACTTATTATTTCTCTTGAAATGTCTGAGACAGAGGTTCGTAATCGTATTTTTGCAATTATGGGTGAAGGTCTTTGGTCACACAGAAAACTATCTAATGGCGAAGTAGAGATTGATATGCTTAAGAAATGGCATGCCAATAAGGTTGCTGGTCGTCCAGAGTTTCACATTATCTCAAATGATAGCGGTGGAGAAGTAACGCCTTCCGTTATTCGTGGAAAGATTGATCAGTACCGTCCAGACTTTGTGGTTGTTGACTACCTGCAACTTATGTCTCCAAACCAAAAGGCTGATTCTGAAACGGTACGAATGAAGAACCTTTCAAGAGAACTTAAACTAATGTCTATTGGTGAAGAAGTACCTATCATTGCTATCTCATCTGCAACACCAGATGATGTAAAAGATCTATCAAGCCCTCCAACACTTGGACAAACTGCTTGGTCTAGACAGATTGCTTATGATGCTGACTGGGTTATGGCACTTGGTCGTGCAACTAATAGTGATATTATTGAATGTGTCTTCCGCAAGAATCGTAATGGTTTTATGGGTGACTTCTTAGTTCAGGTAGATTTTGACAAGGGATACTACAGGTATAAAGACTATGAAGACAAGTAACATATATACACAAGAACAGATCAAGCGTGTTCTTGTTGGTTCTGGAGTTGACATTGAGGCAGAGTTTGGCAACGACTTTATAATCTTTTGTCCATACCACAACAATAATAGAACGCCTGCTGGTGAAGTTGCAAAAGATAGTGGACTGTTCTTTTGTTTTGGTTGCCAAACAACAAAGAACCTAGAAGAATTAATAATGCATATGTCTGGACGAACATACTTTGAAGCAGTTCGTTATATTAAAAGCAAAGAAACAGAGCATGATATTGAGAAGTTAGTTAACAAAACATTAGTTGCACCACCAGAGTTTACTCCATATGATGAATTAATATTAAAGCGTTTGCATAACCAATTACTTGCAGATGAAAAACCTAAGAATTATCTTAAGTATAGAAAGATTAATAGTTCTTCATTTACAAAATTTTCACTTGGCTATTCAGAAAAGCAAGACTCAATAACTATACCCATGCACTCACCAGATGGGATGTGTCTTGGTTTTGTTGCAAGAACAATTGAGGGTAAAGATTTTAAAAATACACCAGGATTACCAAAGGGTAAAATATTATTTAACCTGCACAGAATTAAATCATCTGGTACAGTATATGTAGTTGAATCATCCTTTGATGCTATTCGACTAGACCAAGTAGGTTTCCCAGCAGTTGCTACTCTGGGTGCTAATGTATCTAATTCTCAAATTAGATTGTTAGAAAAGTACTTCACAAACGTTGTACTAATTGCAGATAACGATGAGGCTGGTAATATAATGAAAGATAAGTTAGTTGAAAAACTTGGATCTTTGGTTACTACTATCAGACTTGATAAAAAATAT